GACGGCTCTACTCCTTCACATGAAGGCTTTGCTAAACATTACTCTACCGCAATGAAAAAGAAAGTCGCTGGTGTCAAGACAGACGCAGCAAAAGCAAGACATACTAAGACTCACGATGACACGATGAGTCATGTAAATAAGAACAAAGAACATATTGAAAGCGTCATTGCGATGCAACAACACCTACAAAAAGCAAAAGGTGTGCTAACAAACGCTCTCAATTCACATAACACAATAGGACACGAAATAGCAGGCGCTCCTACAAATCCAGAAGGCTATGTTGTTCATCACAACGGCAAGCCATCTAAGTTTGTACACAGACACGAATTCAGTGCTGCTAATTTTGCGAGGGCAGGTGACTAATGGCTGACAAGCATATGGTATTCAGTTTCGGTCGATTCAATCCTCCGACTGCTGGTCACAGTAAAGTAGTTGACCACGTTATGAAAACCGCTGAAAAGCACGGTGCTGACCATAAAGTTATTGTCAGTCACTCACAAGACAAGCACAAGAATCCTTTGTCAGGACAGCACAAAGTTGACTATGTAAAACATATTCATCCAGACGCAAACGTGGAAGCATCAACAAAAGAGCATCCTCATTTCATGGCACATTTAGCCAAGATGCACAAAGATGGATACTCACATGTAACAATGGTCGCAGGTTCAGACAGAGTGGAAGAGTTTCAAAAACTCGCTGATAAATACAACGGCCCTAACGGTCAGTATCATTTCAAGCATCTCAAAGTAGTCTCGGCAGGACACAGAGATCCTGATTCTGAAGGCACAGAAGGCGTGAGTGGTACAAAGATGCGAGCACACGCAGGAAATAACGATTACAAATCATTCAAGGCAGGCTTACACCCAAACGCATCAGACGAACACGCTAAGAAATTATTTAATGCTACAAGAACTGGCAGGGGATTACAAGAAGGTCAAACTAGATTATCTTTTGGAGCATTTTTAAATGAACAGAGAAGCAGTATTTAATCAACTAAAAATAGATGAAGGCGTGGAGTACGAAATCTATGAAGATCACCTCGGCTTACCCACCTTTGGAGTCGGTCATCTTATCCTCGAAAGTGACGAGGAATATGGAAAACCAGTTGGAACTCCAGTTGACGAAGAAAGAGTCAGGGAATGTTTCGAGAGAGACCTTGATACTGCCATCGGAGAGTGTAGAACTCTATACGGAGAAGGGACATTTGGAGACCTACCAGACGAGGTCCAGCAGATCCTGGTTAACATGATGTTTAACATGGGACGTCCTCGTCTCAGCGGATTCAAAAAGTTCAATGCCGCAATAGAAGCAGGCGATTGGACAGAAGCAGCAAAAGAAGGTAGAGATTCACGATGGTACAATCAGGTATCTAATCGTGCTGAAAGATTAATGGTAAGGCTTGAGAACTTGGCAAGTTTAGATAGATAATAAAACGGAGAATAATAATGTTATCAACTGAGTTTCATCATCACGCATGTATCGCAAGACTAGCATATAAAGACCTAGACAAAGAAGTACGCAAAGAATGGAAAGCACTTGGCTTTACTAGTGTTAAGTTTTTTGACATCGAAGGCGCACAAGCGTATGTCGTTGGTAACAAAGACCGAATCACTGTAGCATTTCGTGGCACTGAGCCAACTGAAAAGAGTGATGTCTTTGCTGACTTAGAAGCAACTCACGAAAGAGGATTTCACGAAGGGTTTTTTGAAGAGTACGAAAAGCTAGAACTTAAAGTACATGGCGAAGTAGCGAAACTCATGGGACGCAAGAAGCGTCCAGTTTATGTAACAGGTCACAGTCTCGGCGCAGCGATTGCTTCTATCTTCTGTTTTCACTATCCAGAAGCAGAAGCACTCTACACATACGGTTGCCCACGAAACGCAGCATGGTCAAAGGCAAAAGAACTGAAAGTTCCTCACTTCCGCTGTGTGAACAATAACGACATTGTACCTAAAGTACCACCTGTGTTTCTTGGATTCAAGCATCACGGTGAACTACACTACATCAACTTCTACGGCAATGTTCGTAAGATGACTTGGTGGCAGAGATTCAAAGATGGTTGGCGTGGTCGTAGAGCAGCTTGGAAAAATGGCACAGTATTTGATGGTGTTCGTGACCACAGCATGGATCAATACTGTAAACATCTAGAGGATAACGACTAATGTGGGTTCTATTAGTTAGAGCAGCTATTTCAGGCGTATTTGGTTCTGCTTTTGGTAAGTGGTTCTTGTCTACTCGTATGGGTAGATGGTTTCAAACGAAACTAGATAACTTCATGGAATATCTCGCTAAAAAATATGATATAAATATAGCAAAGAAAGAAGCTAAGTGGGCATCACAGTATCCCGGGCTAGCTAATAGAATCGAAAAATTAGAAGCATGGTCACATCCTCCTGTCGCTCCTGGTGGTGCGACAGAACTTATGGAAGAGATTGCTAAACTTCAGAAAGAAATAGACGCACTCAAGCCAAAGAAAACTTCTACAAAAAGGAAATCTAAATGAACTGGATTAAAGATAGACTAGAAGAAAGAACTACTCTTGACGGGGCAGTTCTCATAGTTTGCGGTGTTACATTTTTAATTTTTAAACCTCTTGCAACAATAGTAGCATATGCCGCTATATTGTATGGAGTATACACAACGGTAAAAGCAGAATGAAATATTACATATTTTCCCCAAAAGGCAGAACTGGTAGCAAGAGAATTTTTGATCCTTTATCCGTAAAATTAAATGATCGGCCGCCAGCTTTCACAAGATTTTCTATACCAGAATCATCTGACGATAGATGTTATTTAATGAGACCGGATCATGATAATGTGGTTTATGTTGGTCAAGATGGAATTGACATGCTTGACACTTGGTCTTCTCCTATAGCAGCTCACAGCCATAATTCTGCTTGCATGCCAACGAGTAATGATGATTGGAAATTTATTCTTTCTGCAAGAAAAAGAAAAATAGATTGTATATTAAGCGGGTTTGTAGCAAGAGAGAGTGGTGTTTATCATCCTTCTGTAAAAGATACTAATCTAAAAGAAGGATTTGGTCCTTTTGAAGCGGACATGAATTTAGTAAGTAGTTTAATGGAGGATTACATTGCACAAGAAAATGCTTATGTAGAAAAAGTTAGAGCGTTAGGGTCAGAACCAATTGTAATATACATGGAAGATTCATTTGATACTGTGCAAGAAAAATTAGGCATATCTTTTAAAGATGATGCAGGTGTTCACGATACCCATACTATCAGTAACTTGAAAGCTGTTGATTACGTTACTAACTATGATGCAATACAAGCAATGTATGACGAAAATCTATCAGACTATCAATCAAGATTTTTTTCGGACACGGAATAATGAAAACTTTTAAAGAATTTTTAGAAGAAGCGAAAGGCATGGAAGGCATGACGCAGAAGGGCGGACATAAACGACCTACTGATAAAGGTGCCGGTCT